ATGGGGCTATAAGACCCATTACCCGGCTCATTAAACTTCTTCCCATCTGGAAAGGACTTGGTTGAAAGTCAACGGCAGATCCACCTGTAGCTGGAGCCTGCCGTGCCTGCCACACCGCTACGGCTATCTGCATGGCAGCCTCACGAACAGCTGGAGTTGAAGCATAGGAAGTTTGCTTTGTATCTACACCAGCCGCTTTGCCATAAGGCACAATAAGATGATAGGGATCATCAGCAGCCGTAACGCTAAACTGAATAAGACTATAGCCGCGAGGAAAGTTGAGATTATTAAAAGGGAAAAAAGTGAAATAAGGAAAAGTGGTAGAGCCAACAGACCAAGGATAAGTTGAAGTAATAGTTCGCGTGCCGTTGTAAGTAGATCCACAATTAGTAATGGTAACACTCTGACCGGCAGCATATGCGCCAGGAGTTGATAAAATTAAGGTAGCCACATTTGAAGCCAAGGCAGCCGCTACTACTGGTACTGAATCAAACCATAAATAAGAATTAAGTAAATCCTCAGCTGTCTGACACACTTCCTCAACTACTGCATCGCTATAAAGCGTGCCGATACCAAGGTTGGTGCGGAGTTCTGCTTTGGTTACATATGTGGCTGCCATGGTTGCCTTCTTTCAAACTACCCCGAGTGAAGGGCTACTCACTCGGGGTAGATCTAGTTAATTAAGCTGATTTAACGAACTTGCGGATACCAGCAGCTTGCTTGGTTACATATGAACCATAGCCGTAGATTGCTAGTTGAACCTGCATGTTTGAAACGATGTTAACTGAGAAGTATGAAGTTGGTGATGAGTACCAAGTTGCAGCTTCTGGAGCAACGATAAATGCACAGTTTGAAGCAACTGTAGATACTGCGTTGTTGTCAACATAAAGATCAAGACCAAGAACATTGCCGCGGATTGAAGTTGGGCTAGTTACACCAGCTGAGTTCATGGCAGTTGTTGTTGGCTGAGCGTTGTAGATTGGGCGACCTGTTGAATCAGATGCACCAATAAGAGTTCCCCATAGACCTGTACCAACAACTAGGTTGCGAGCAAAGTATGAAGTTCCAGAATAAACCTTTGGAGACTCTGTGCTTACATAAGAAATTAAGCCGGCTGAATCACCAGTTTGTGCAGTTGCTGCGGTTCCGTCAGAAATAAATCCAGCGATTACAGCTGCATCGATTGCCTTTAGGTATGCGCGTTGCATTTGGATTGTTAACTCATCGTAGAAAATTGGGTCAGAACGCTCTAAAAGTTCTAGAGTTACTGTATTTTGTCCAGCATACTTTGAAACAGTACCTGTGATGTAATCAGTAACCATACCTGTGTTTGATGGTGTACCTGATTCAGCTGTTGCAGCTACTGTAGGTGCAGTTCCGCCACCGTTTGTATCAAGTGATGGAATTGAGAATGACATACCAGATGCTGGTAATGTGCCACGACTAATTGCATCAATTGCCGGAGTACCGAAATTCGTGTTAGAAACGAATTCCTGAAGGTAGGAAATGGGGTTGAATGCCGGATTGGTGGTTCCAATTGAGTCAACGGCTGCTTGTACAACCATTGGATCTTCTGATGCTGCAATCCATAGCTTTGATGTCTCATCGCCTAGTGCTGCTTTGATCTTGTGCTCTGTGTAACGACCCATAGATGTAATTCCATGACGTACAGTTTGTGAGCTGTATGGTGCTGTTGCTGCTTTGATAGTTGGGCGTGCTGCTTCTGGAGCTGCAGCAGCTTCAACCTCTGGTGTTGCGGCTACGGGAGTTTTATCTTCCACGATTGCCTCGCTTTCGGTTTGGTTTTCGGTTTGGGTTGCTTCTGCAGTCTCGCTTTCGCTCGCTGCTACCTTGGTAACGATTGCATCCTGAAAAGCAGGACTTTCGACTAAGGAAACTTCTGTTAATTTTGCTGCTGACACATAAAGTGTGCCATCGCGGCCGGGCTTAGATGCAGTTACTTCTACACCTACTGATAAACCTGAGATTAGATCCTCAGATGCCATGATTAAATAATCTTGACCTTTTTGGCTAGCACTAATCTTAAACTGACCACGAATTTCGGTTGATGTCTCTGAAAATGACAAAGCGCGACCAATCGGATCTGTTGCTGAGTGTTGTGCTAATAATTTAATTTTCTTTGGATCTTCGATACTGATTGATCCGGGTTCAAATACAACTGCTCCGGCAGATGTCATGCCAACTTTGTTAAATGGCACTACTACGCCTGAGATTATTCTACGACCAGCATCGCTGGCCTCTATTGGGCTACTGAAGGTTAATATCAACGCCTGATTCTCCGTTCGGTGCTAGATCTTCCATTCCTCGGGCTTGCTCGACTGTAATCAAGCCAAGGGTAAGCATTTTCTCTATTACATTTAATCGTGCCATCGCATCTGCTCTTAGGAATGACTCATCTAGGGAAAGTCTTACAACTTGTCCTCTTGGTGTTAAGTCATCCATGGATAGGCGATCTTCGATAGCTGTAATAAATGGTTGTAGTGAGTACGCAACAAATTCTTTACGGCCATCAATTATATTTTGGTAAGTCATGCTGTTATTCATGTCAGCAGAAATGTAATAGGCAGGTACATTACAAGCACGAGCAATTTGGGTTGCTAGATACTGTGAGGCCTCGTTATACATCATATCTTTAGGCGAGAATGATGCTGGTTGGTATTCCAAAGATGAAGTTAAGTATGCAGTTGAGCGATTTTGTCTTGCTTGCTTCCAAGTAGCCAATAATCCTTGAACCTGAGCATCTGGAAGGTCAGCACCTGTATTGCGGATATAACCAGAAGGCATTGGAGTTTGTGCAGCGATAGATGCGGCCGCTTCAATATCGATTGCTGACTTAATAGTTCTTGCAGCTCTTAAAAGTAATCCCTGATCCATGGCTTGGAATGTAACTAATGATCCAACGCCATCCATTGGTACACGAACTGAGTCAACCATGTAATACTCAACTTCGGTATTGTTTTTATTTAACTTTTGTGATACGCGATCATTTTGTACCCATTCAAATCTTGCAGGGCGATTATCATCTGCATAAATTTCTGTTACACGCCAATAAGCAACACCATAGAAGAATAATGAATCAACAGTCCATGCAATAGTTACAGATCGTGGTTGTCTTTTATCTGGTTGATTAACCCAAACTGGACTTACTAATTCTTCACCGGTGCTTGTTGAATAAACTTCAAGCGGTACAGATGAGATAACGCCTTTAATTAAATTAAGACATCTCGTAACTGCTGGTACTGAAACAGCTGCTTGGCGATCAATCGCATTAACATAATTGTTGTATCCACCAAAGTTATTGTTACCAAACCAAGTGCCATAAGGCACATCCATAATGGCAGGAGCATATTGAGCTTTAACGGATTTTTTATTATTTGTGAATCCTAAGTTAGCCAATATACCCATAGTGGGATATTATAGCATAAAGCGGACAATTACTACTATATAATGATATTTGCGACACGCTGGGGTTTTGAAAGTTCGTGAACAGCCATACTTAATGAAATTGCTGCGGAAATGTCGCCAGCCGATTTGCGTCTGATAATTCTAAAACCTGCATCTGAGGTTTTAGCCGCACAGTTGTTTAAGTGTGCGACTAATTCCGGTTGCCCCGAGTGAACAAGCCTCAGATTTGCTAATGAATCCCCAAGATCGCTAGCAGCCTGATAAGCAGCTTGTCCAGAACAATCTTCTACTCTATGACCTGATTGTTCAAGTCTTTGAGCCATTGATTGTGTTGCATATTTATCATACATGATTTTTGTAGGTCTGTATTTCATCGCCCAATCATTTATATCACTTGCCATCTTGATTTCATCAATTGCAACTTCAGATGACCATAACTGCATTAAACCAACGCCAATCTTTCCGTCAGGAAGCACCTGCGCTGCGACAAGTGCTCCTGATCTTTTCGTGGGTGCTACATCGAAAGCCAAGACGGTTTGGTTTCCAACTGGTAGCACCAAGTCTGATTTACTGCAAGCTTCAATTGATCCATACACCCAAGGTGATTGCAATGAATCCACCCATTGACAAAGCATTTCAGTTCTAGTCGATTCAACCGAGTTTGTCGCAACTGCTTCTTCTAAAGTCTCAGCTGTAATTAGATGACCAAGTGCTGGGTTAGCCATTGCCCAGGCTTTTTTATCGTGTAATTTGCAATGTTGCGGGGCTGAGTACTCATACCAGCCAAATGACTTGCTTGGATACGATAATGCAGATTCTCTAAGTTCATTTAATACTGTCGAGAAGTAATCACCAGCATTAGAACAAGTAAATGTCATACCACCAGTTGCCCGGGTTGTAGGTCGTGCCGCTTTCCATGCTTCTTCTGATACCTCGCGGAGTTCATCTACGAAAAGGAAAGATGCTGTCTTACCGCGAGTGCCGTCTCTCGTTGCTGCAAGGATCTCATATCTTGCACCGCGTTTTGTAGTTATTGATTCTTGACCATTTGCGTATCTGATTGATCTGATCTGATTTGCAAGGAAGTCATTGTCTTCAATTATGTAAGCCACATCCCGAAAGGTCTGTAATGCCATGTTTCGATTAGAGCTAATACCAATGATCGATTTGGAATCCCAAAGGAATAAATGAGCCAGGATAAGCATCCGGGCTAAATGAGTCTTGCCATTTTGGCGTGCAACTAGCAATGCACATGTCTTTCGAATGAACTCGCCATCCTTATCAATTTTGAGCATGTCATCTAGCACCCAACGCTGATAAGGAAGCAGCGGCATACCGATCTTCTCTGCTAGATCGGCCACTTCTTGTGATTTTGTTACACCTTTAAGTAGGGGTGTGTGAATTCTGGGTTTTAAAGCGCCTATAAGGGGCTTTGGTTTATGTCCCCGATTGATTGGTACAACTTTGGTATCAACATCGCTCATAACGGCCTTCTACGGCTTCTCAAAGGGTGATTCAGGCATGAGCGTGTCTGTCTTGGAGAGAGAAAGGTCAGGAAGAACAAGGGGGTCGAAAGCCCCTCTAAAAAAACGACTTCCTTTTCGCCTGTTGCACTTGCCACAAATAGCAGCAAGGTTGTCATTATCGAATACATCCCCACCCTTTGATCTTGCGATTAGATGATCAACTTGATCAGCTTGACCACCACATATGTAACACTCATAGCCATTAGCTTGTAATACCTCTAAGCGTTTGTTCTTCCACTTCTGTGTGCCTAGCACTCTATGTTTGGTACTCATTGGCTAATGCCAACCATATCTATCAAAGTGTTCTGCTGCTCTACAAGCATTAGGTTCTTTATTAACATATCCATATCTGCTACCAATATAGCGCATATGCCAGATGATCTGTTCCCTTGGTGTAAGTGTCTTTACTTTACGGTTA